TAGTGTATCTTTATACACGTTAAGTACTAAACCCTCATGTGCAATGAGTTTTTCAATAAAGTCTTCTCTACGATATTTCATTTTACATTTGCCCCAATTGGTAATTTGTTCTATAGTTCTACCGCAACCAATGCACCTAATACGTTCTTTATCTAGTACGCATATTCCCTTACAGGGGCTTTTCACTTTCGTGACTCAGAAATTCTGTGGTTAGACTGACCCGGATGTTTGCCTTCGTGGTTCATCCACACGGCGAATGCTCCTGTCATTGCTCCTGTTACAACAGATACTAAACCAGCCTGTGCTGCACTGGGATCGGATAAGGACATGAACCATTCGACTACACGCCAACTCATTAGCGTCATTACGAGCATCATAAATCGGGGGAGTATTTTCCATTCAAGTATCTTCTCTGCTGCCATTATGTATTCTTAGTTTTTTTTCGTGGAAGGCCAATGGCTTTTCTTACTGTATTTTTTAAGATTTCGTCAGGTTTCTTTGGGGAAACAGTTCTAAGAGTTTTAGCATTATTACGTCTTGCCTGCGCCTGCTTAGCTTTATTAGCCCTTAACATCTGCTCCCGCATTAACATCTGCTCCTGCATTCGTTTAACCTGTAACGCTTTTGGAGTTAGACGTTTTTGCGTATTCGGTCCACTACCAATAATCCCCGGTCCTCCCGGAAGAACACCAATAGTTTTTTTAGGTTTAGCGTCATTTTTCATACGTTCACTTAACCTAGCTATTCTACCATCTACTCTATTAGCTTTGTTATTAAGGCGGCGTAATCGTTTTTGATTAGGTGTAAGTGGGCCAGTTCGTCCACCTTGTTTTGGTGGACGTTTAGGTGTAGGTGTACCCCGAACAGGTGGACCTTTGACCGTAATAGGCTTCTGATATTTAGGTCCAGGCAGATCAGAGTTAGGAAGTTTAGGTATAAATTTAACCCCGCTAATTGGTGGCCTTTTAGGTGGCCTACGCTTAGGTGTACCTACTGGAGGTCTAACTTGTGGACGTCTAGGTGGCACATTACCGCCCGGATGGTAAGCTTTTTTTGTTGGTTTTTTAGCCATTGTATAGTCCTTTACTTTTTTCCAAAAAATTTAGTGGCACTGCGTACACCAAAACTCGCAGCCACAATAACACCAAGACTGTACTGATACCACTCAGGCATTTCATTGAGTCTTGCAAATCCATTTGCAACTACATCTTCCATACCCGGCACAAATGCTAGGATAAGTGGGATGCTAAATAGAATAGTCAGCCACTCGTCTTTCCACGAGTTAGCTGATCCTTTAGCCATTTCTAAGTCCCAATCAATTTCACCAGTAGCTTTCTTCTGCATTACTACGGCTTCAGCTTGCGCTTTTGCTACTTTAGTTTGTGCATTAGCTTTTGTCTGCTCAACCTTACCTGACATCCATGTGCCAGCAATCTCTGCGATTGGTCCTATAAGTAAGTTAAGCATTAGGCTCCTCGTCTGTACTTGGCGGTTTTCTTTGATATACTTTTAGGCTGCTTGACGAATTGCTTACCAGCACGAGTTCCTGCTCTTTTAGCAGCACTCGTCTTTGAATATTCCGCTGGCGTAAGGGCTTTGATAGCTGATGCCGGAAGATAACGCTCCCCTGTTTGTTTGGAGGGTTTGCCACTCTTAGTTCTCCAATCCTGATTAGTCCAGTTAGATAAACTTTTTTGTGAAGGTTTGCGTGTAGACATAGATAAGTTATACCACTTCTATTTTGCTTTGTCAAGTATTATTTAGGTAAAAATACAAAGGCTAAGAATACTAAACCTAATGCTACGGCAATTACAGCACTAACTAACCCTGTCATCTTTATATTATCCATCATCTCTTCGTGTGCAAGCTGGGCTTCTCTTCTAGCTTTTGCTGCTCTTTCTTTGGCTTCTTGTATTCTCCTAGCTCTTTCATCTACGATACTTTTCCATGTATCAGGTCCGAAACGTAAATTCACCATCATAGCAATTTCTTGCATCTTTTCTTGTGCTACTTTAGCGTCAATCATTTCCTGTGCTACACTCTGAATACCGAACTGATCTGTTAAGCCAGTACCAGATTTCTTAGCACGTTTTTGTTGTACTTGTTTCTCGCCCTCAAAGAGATTATCTATATGCCCAGCAATTTCACTGATATCTTTGGCTGTACCTATAGCACCCTTGATACCGTCTACGGCACTCTTCACGAGTGCAATGCCTGCGAGGGTTTCGGCAATCATGTTGGTTGGTTCCTATTTGGGTTGGGGTCTACATACTGCAGTTATCTTTTTTCTTTTACCACCACCCGCCGGAACAGATTGTTGTCGGGACAATCTTTCAGCAAAGTATAGGCATCTATCCATGTCTATAAACTTTTGTGTTTTATCTATTACGTTTGCACCTAAGTATACATATAGCACAAATACAATCATTCTTCTATTATTTCTAAAATGCTGCCAGTGTCTTCGTCTATCTTAACTGTGAGTTCTTTGCATGACCACTTCTGGTCAAAGTTATGAGTTACGCCCGTGTTTCGTTTTATTTTACGCCGTACCGATAAACATTGAGATAGAGATTCATACGGGGTGTACTCTACCTTTTCACTACCCATAGTTAACAGCAATACAAAAGTAAGTTCAATCATCGCCGTTTCTTAGTTTCTCTATGTTATCTTCTAAGTTCGTAATACGCTTTTCATAAAACTCTAGCGTTAGTTTTTGTTGTTGGTCGTAGGGTGCTTTGCCGTCTTCTATTTCATTCTGTAGTTTTTCTAGTTCACTAGCTATGTGTTCAATAAGCATGAACTGTTCGCTGTCTGCTGGAAGACTACCCATTTCACCACGAGGCCACTTAATGCGGAACTCTGTATTCTGTTCCAAGTCTGACTTCATCATAGTGATGTTAGTTTCTAATTGATTTAGCCTTTCTATAATACCGAAGTATGCCCATGTTGCTACCGATGCAGCAGCCACCATGCTTATTATATTACGTAGTGGCAACGCAACTTCAGTATTCTCACTTAGCTTTGTAGCCATTACTCAATACCTAGCATCCTAGATAGTCCGAATACTTCTAGCAGCATAAAAGTAAAGAACAATAGAAGAATGCTACCCGCTATTAGTTTACCGCTAAAGTTTGTTGAGCCTATACGAATAGCAATAAACTCATTACCTAATATTCTTAGTACAAGTTCAAAGCTATTTTCATTGATGCCTATAGATAGGGGTTTTTTGTTTTCTTTTTCTTCCATGCTACGCTGCCAAACTTGCTGGGCTGCTTGCTTCAACACCCATCCACTTACTCCATTCTGCATAGTAGTGTCTCATACCTACTTCATCATGTATAGTTCCATTCTCGTGTCTTCCATGCAAAATATTACGTGGCTCTGTACCTGTACGCATAGTTGTACCCTGACCTGTTACACCGATTAGGTCTTCGTGCAGGTTTCTACCGAATGGCCCCCATATAGAGTTGTGATGCTTGATACGTGTCTGTCGTTCTTCAGGTGTATCTTTCTTCAGGCCATACCCACGAAACTCAATCATTACTTTGTTTGGCCCTAGTGGTGTTACGCTATCGCTACGGTAGGCACTGCCACGTAAGTTAAAGTTGTAGCCGGGGAATAGGTCAACCATGTACCACTGGTTGGGCGGCAGATTGGGAAAAGATAACTCCCCCCTATCCTCAAATCCGTCATACTCTTCATAGTTAACAGTGAAGCTACTAACATTAACATGACCATTATCAAAAGGAATATTCTTTCTAGCGAAATACTCATCATTGAAACCTGACACACGATTGAAGTAATGCATGAAGTCGTGGTAGAACTCTGAGTTAGTATCGTGCCACAGTTTGTAGTTAGTATTTATTACAGCTTTGTGGTAGTGAAATACTTCCATCTCTTCTGCATCGATGGCGTCAGCAATACAGTCGAATGCTCCACCTGTCCACTCATCCACACTCTGCGTTGGATTAGGGTCTAGAGTAACCCACACCATGCCGCCATGCTTCACTTCACAGTATAGCTCTTTGCCTAGCCCCTCATCATTATACTTCTTACCAGACGGAGAATGTACTGTAGGATTTAAGTAAGCGTAAATGTTATCGCCCCTATTCCATGCAATCACATTCTGACCTGCAATCTGTGTAGTTCTGTAATTAAACACATCACGCATTTCAGACATGTGACACATAGGAACCCACACCTTAGAGAAGATGTTCTGCTGTTCTTGCTCAAACAAACTTTCATCAGAGTAGATTAAAGAGTTGATGTATTCTACTTTAGGTGTCTTAGTCCAATCTTTATGATTACGTGGTGGCATTAGCTCTTGTAGCCCCCACCCGCAGACTTGTATGCCTTAGCCAGCATCTGTGCCTTACGTGCAGACCACTGACCCGGATTACCACCCTTGCCACCTGCTTTGATACGATTGAACTGCTGCTTCCTCATTGTGGGCTTAGTATAGTTGCCAGCTTCATTAACTCTCGACTTGCTCTGTGGCGCACCCCCTTGCGAAAGGCTAACCTTTCCAGCCGGTTTCGCTTTCGCTCTAGTTTGTGTGGTTTTCTTTTTAGTAGCCGGGGATTTTTTAGGGACACGTACCATCTCCTTAACTCCTATTTATTCCAATCTAGTACTTTACGATGTAACTTCCAAAACCAATTACCTACACAGGTAAAAGGTTTACCGATATTAAGTAATGCTATTGCAATATAATAAACGAGTTTCTTCCTCATTTCTTTTTCGCCATCCCACCACGCATCATTTTCTTCTTAGAAGCCATCTTAGCCATACCACCGCCACGCATCTTCTTAGCTGCTACGCCGCCTCGCATCATTTTCTTAGATGCCATTTTAGTTTTGCCCTTCATTACGTAATCTCCGTCTATCTATAACTAATGAGTGGAATACATCCACAGGGAAGTGTTTATAATACCCAGACTTCTCCAGACTTAATGCTGCATCATCTAGGGTTGATAGCCTCTGTACAAATACCATGCAGTAGCTAAGGCTTTCGTCTACTACACCATCATCTTCTACTAGGAAGTCTAGACCCGCCTCTTCTGCGTCATAGTCTGGGTGAAACACCATCAAGTGCATATCTTTACCTGCAATTGACATGGCTTCATTTACGCCATCACACCACCCATCTAGGTAATGTATCTCTGGTAGCATTTCACTAGCCCACACAACTATATCATAATTGTGGGACTCAAACTGTGCCACTTCTTTGGCTAGTCCATCCACCCCTGTGTTTATGCTGAATACAACTTTATCATCTAGCCATGCCTGTTTAGCATAGGGGCAGGGTGGTAGGCCGTTTAGTTTTTTGTTGGGGACTTCTAGGAACTCGTGTGACCACTTACGTATGTCAGCTTCTACTTCATGCATATGGATTGCGTTTACCTGCTGTCCTTGTGCGGGGATATGATCTGTTCTTTGATGGTGTCTTCAGTGCTAGGTTCTTAGGTCTGTTATCACGAGGATTACCATTCTTGTGTGCTACGTCTTTGCCTGCTACCTTCACCCCAGCCTTCTTGAGAGAGTTACGTGCAGCATTGCGGCTGTCTCTACGCTTTATCTGTTCAGGTCTAGCGTGGTAGTTATCATACTCCTTACGGTAGTTACGAGGCTTCTTAGGTTTAGCAGGGGGTTTACGTAGAACCATAATATTACTTTAGTATCTTTGCTACTACGTCAGGGCGTGTCTTAGCTAGGGCTTTTAGTCCATCATTTACTACACCACCTGCTGCATACATATGTTCTTTACCATTAGCCATACCACCACGCATCATAGCCGTTTTCTTTTCAGGCTTCTTTATTTTACCCATGCCTACGGAAATAGCAATTACAGGTACTTTCTTAGCATCTCCACCTTTGCTGTAATTACCTTCACCACGAGAACCTTTTGAAAAACTACGATCAACACTTGATAACCTATCCAATCGTTTCTGTGCAGCTTTACGTACAGGTGCTGGTGTCTTAGGGTCTGCAACCATTTTAGTTAACTCACCCATATCTGCACTTGCAACTTTACGCATAGGTGATGATTTAGGTATTTTCATTTTATCTTCAGCCATTATATTATTCCCTTTACCATTTAACTTTATGTGACCAATACTTCGCTGACAGCTTGCTGGTCGGTTTCCCCTGCGCATCGTGACGTGCGTAGTAGGATTTCTTACGTGCCTTATCCTTCGCTGACTTAGGATTCTTACCAGCACCACTGACGCCTTGCTGTCCAAAGCGAATGAATTTATATGTGTCACCTTCTTTAGCCATTACGCAGTGTGACT